AAAATGAAGAAGATGTACAAGAATACTTAGAGACAACTACAGCACAAATCTGTATGTCTCATTTAGAAGTAAACGGTGGTGAAGTATCACCAGGACATTTTCATGGTGGTGGAACACCAGTAGCATGGTTAAGTCGATTCGAACAAGTATATTCAGGTCACTTTCATACTAAATCAGTAATTCAAAACATCAAATATCTAGGAGCTCAAATGGAGTTTACTTGGAATGATTTTGGTGACGATAAATATTTTCATGTCTTTGATACAGAGACAAGAGAGATAGAGGCAATTAACAATCCTCTAAAAATGTTTCATAAAGTATTCTATGATGATACTGATGAAACATTAATGACTATTAAGAAGAAAGACTTTAGTCATTTAAAAGATACATTCGTAAAAGTAATTGTTACGAATAAAAATGAACCATACTGGTTTGATGTTTTTGTAGAAGGAATTATCAAAGCTGGTCCGGCAGACTTGAAGGTTGTAGAAGACCATAGTAATTTAGATATTCTAAATGAAGATGAGTTAGTTGGCGAAGCTGAAGATACATTAACAATTCTTACAAAACACATTGACAGTTTAAATATAGAAGGAGATAAATCTGAATTAGATGCATTGATGAAGTCATTGTATGCTGAAAGTTTAGATATTTTAGTATGATAAATATAATACAATTCAATAGCGGTGAAATGATAATCGCTGATTTACAAGATAATCATGAAATAGTGAATCCACTATTCATACATCAACAAGCACAAGAAGGGTCAGGACCAAAGATAAACTTATATCCTTACAATATTTTAGGACAAGGTAACATTACTTTGAATCCACAGAATATTGTGTGGACAGTTAAACCTGAACAAAAACTTCTTAATCAATATGAAGAGATGTTCAAAACAATCATCACACCACCAACACAAAAAATTATAACATAATAACGGATTTGAATATGGATTATGAAATTTACGATGGTGTCTTTGTGTCAGAAGGACACACATTAGAATACTTCTTTGCACCAGATGACACTTGTATAATTCGAGAAAGATATAGAGGTGGTACACAGGAACCACACAACACTCATACACGAGTCAGTTGTAGTGATGGTCTAATCCATCAGAATAAGTTTAAGGAATTGGGATATGATAAAGTTTCATAAAGTAAGATTTAAAAACTTTCTATCTACAGGTAATGAATTTACAGAGATAGATTTATCAAGAAAAAAGACAAGTCTTGTAATCGGAGCAAACGGTTCAGGAAAGTCAACAATGTTAGATGCTTTGACATTCGGCTTATTTGGTCGTGCTTTTAGAAAGATACCTAAGACAGCTTTAATCAATTCAATCAATCAGAAACATACAGTTGTAGAAGTAGAGTTCTCTATAGGTAGAAATCAATATAGAATTCATAGAAGTATCAAACCGAATAAGTTTGAGATATACTTGAACGGTAAGTTCATGCATCAAGATGCTGCAGTAAGAGATATGCAATCAATCTTAGAACAACAAATTCTTAAACTAAATTATAAATCGTTTACACAGGTTGTTGTGTTAGGTAGTTCAACATTTACACCGTTCATGCAATTGAACACACCAGAGAGACGAGCTATTATTGAAGACATACTTGATATACAAGTCTTTTCAGTAATGAATGATTGTCTCAAACAGAGAACTGCTACATTAAGAAATGAACTTAGTGAGATTAAACATAACATTCAGATCGGTGAGTCGAAGATAGAAAGTCAAGAAGAAGCTATGAAAAGACTTGAAGAGAATCGTGAAGAGATGATCGATAAACTTAGTAAAGATATCAAAGAACACGAAGACCAATCACTTGACTATAAAACAAATATCAAAGTCAACATGGATGAACTGGGATCCTGTCATACTAAAATTAATGATGAAAGTGCTGTAAGAAAGAATCTACAAGAACTATTAAGTGATGAAAAAGGATTTGAGTTAGAGAGAAGAAAGTTCATGAAAGAATTATCTTTCTATGAATCTAATGATGAATGTCCGACATGTAAACAAGACATTGAGTCAGAACATAAAAATCATATATGTGATGATACAACTACAAATATAAAAGTCCTTGATAAACAATTATCAGAAAGAAGTATAAGTATACAAGAAATAAATACTAGACTTGATGAAATATCAGAAGTTTATAAACAAATTAATCTATTACAGATCAATATGCAGAAAGAACAAAATCTTGTTGATACTAATGAAAGATACATTAAGAAAATTGAATCACAAATTAGAGACTTAGAAGCTCAAGAACATACTGAAGGTGATAAAGGACAATTAGATAAGTATAGAAAAGCTTTAAATACATTACAAGGTATGGAAGCTAATTTAGTTGATAAGAGACACTACTATGACTTAGCTGAGATATTGTTAAGAGATGGTGGGATCAAGACTAAAATAGTTCGACAGTATCTACCGATAATGAATAAGTTGATTAACAAGTATCTTGCAAGTATGGAGTTTTTTGTACAGTTTGAACTTGATGAAGAATTCAATGAAGAAATCAAATCAAGATATAGAGATAATTTTACATACTCATCATTTAGTGAAGGTGAGAAAATGAGAATAGATTTATCACTTCTATTCACTTGGAGATCGATTGCTAAGTTAAAGAATTCAGTCAATACAAACTTACTGATTCTTGATGAAGTATTCGATAGTTCACTTGATGAAGGTGGTACAGACGAATTCTTAAAAATACTACATACACTTGATGATAATACAAATACATTTATCATATCACATAAAGGTGAGAGTATGAATGAAAAGTTCAATAACATAATTGAATTTGAAAAAGTAAACAATTTTAGTAGAATAAAAAAATGAAAACATATATACATGTAAATCAACATAAGATTCGTGCTAACTTGAAACATGGTACTAACGAAGCTGTTATTACTATTAAAGAAGGTGCAATGAATACTTATTGTCACGAAGTTCAGATTAACGGACCTAGTGTTGTAAGATACGGTGAGAACGGAGACAAGATTCTAGCATGTGGTGCAAGAGTTGTAATAGAAACAGAAAGTGAAGTAGAGGTTTTGAGATGATAGTAAAAAATATAAAAGAATTAAGAGAAGTTGCCAAACCATTCGATTTCAAAAATCCAGTAGTAGACCCATTTGTCTTAGTTAAAGAACTTAAAGAAGCAATGTTTACACATAACGGTCTTGGTGTATCTGCTAATCAGTTAGGATATGATGCAAGAGTATTTGCTATGAGAGGAGAAACGAAAGAGGATTCTCTAATATGTTTCAATCCAGTTATTGAAGAGTATTCAGAAAACATGAATACTATGGAAGAAGGATGTTTATCAATCCCAGATGTATATGCTAGAGTTGTAAGACCTGCAGAAGTATCTATTACTTTTCAGAATGAATTACAAGAAGACAAGAAAGAAACAGCAGATGAATTAACCGCTCGAGTATATCAACATGAGATGGATCATTTAAATGGTATCTTGTTTGTTGATAGAATAGGTCCATTAGCACGAACAAGAGCATTTGAAAAAGCTAAAAAGATTCAGAAAATGAGAGCTAGAGGTAAAGAAAAGTTTAAATTTAGATATTCTCTATGATAAATGATGTTAAACTTTCTGAATGTATAAAGACTTATAAAAATGTCTTAGCAGAAGATTGGTGTGAAGATTTAGTTAATTATTTCAATGCTAGTAAGCGCCAGGAAACACGAGATCATAGAAAAGAAGCTTCAGAAATGCAATTGATCGGGGATCCTAGACCTGATGCAATAGACTATTCAAAAGAACTATTTGAAAAACTATATCCGTTAGGAGTTAAATATGAAAAATATCTACACTCTCTATGTCCTGAGGACTATAAACCTTATGACAGGCCTCTAACGAGCATCTGTAAGACAGGATTTCGTTCTCTACAGGTACAAAAATACACACCAGAAGACAAAGGATACTCAGCTGTTCATGTAGAATCTGGTACAGAACATTACAAAAAATATTTAGCAGTCATTCTTTACTTGAATGATGTTGAAGCTGGTGAGACACTTTTCCCAATGTGTGGAAAGTCAATAGTACCAGAAATAGGTAAAGTAGCGATATGGCCTGCAGGTCTACCATTTTACCATTGTGGTCTTAAATCTAAGACTCCAAAATATATCCTCACAACCTGGTTCGAATTTATCTAACTTGCAACCGCATGTACTTTTTTGTTATACTATAGTATATAGTGATTAATAATAAAGAAATAACTACTAAAGAGTTAAACTACTGGAAACCAGTGGTACACTTTTGTTATACTATGTACATAGAGTTGATAATAAAGAGGTAAATTATGATTCAGACAAAAAATTCAAACAAAGATATTCTTGCTAAGTTGATGGCAACAGAGAATATTACAGTTATTCACAAATCAGTTCCGACAGCTTATTTTGATGTAAAATCAAGAACACTATGTTGTCCTATAATGAAAGAAGACATGTCTTCAGAACTATATGATTTGTTTATGGGTCACGAAGTATCTCATGCTTTGAATACTCCAGTTGACGGATGGCATGACAAAGTATCTGATAAAGGTCAAACATACAAAGGTTACTTAAACGTTATTGAAGACGTAAGAATCGAAAAAATGATTAAAGCTAAATATCCTGGTCTTAGAAAAAGTTTCTATACAGGTTATAGTGAACTTACTTCTATGAACTTCTTTGGTACTAAAGGTAAAGATTTACAAGAACTTAATTTAATTGATAGAATCAATCTATCTTACAAAATTGGGTCATTCGCACAAATAGAATTTTCTCAAGACGAACAAGTTTACATTGATAGATGTGAATCACTAGTTACTTTCGAAGATGTTCTAAGTTTAGCTGATGATTTATTTGATAGACAGAATAAAGAAAATGAAAACAATATAGAGTCAATGACTCAACAAGATATTGAAGACTTACTTGAAGAGTTTGGAGTTGAAGAAGAAGACAATGATACTGAAAATATGAGTGTTGAAACTGAAGAAGGTGAAAACGATTCAGACGAAGAAGGAGCAGATGCTAATTCAGCTGGTGGAGACGATTCAGATAGTTCAGGAGATTCAGAAGGTGAAACTAAAGATTCAGAGACAGGTGAAAAATCAGATTCAGAAACAAGTAAAGAAGGAAGTGAAGGTGCTCTAGGTAAGACTCCTGAAGAACAACTTTTAGACGAACTAAACAAAGCATCGACTGATGAAGAGTTTAGAAAAAATGAAGAAACACTTCAAAACAAAGAAGAGTCTTACTATACTGAACCTTGTTACAATGAGATCAAAGGTAGAATTCATTATGAGAATTTCATAGTTCCTTCTACAAAGATTCAAGAACATTTTGATAATGCTAAACCTTATAATGATAACATCAAAAAAACAGTTAAGAAATTTACAGACGATAACAAGAAAATTATCGGTTACATGGTTAAAGAATTTGAAATGAAGAAAGCTGCAGCGTCTTACAATAGAAGTTGGAATGCAAAGTCAGGTGAAATTGATATGAATAAATTAGCTTTCTACAAACTTAAAGAAGACATATTCAATAGAGTTCAAGTTTCTCCAGAAGGTAAAAGTCACGGAATCGTTATGACGATTGACTGGTCTGGTTCAATGTCTGGTTCTGTAGCATCGACTATCGAACAAGCAACATTACTTTCAATGTTTTGTAGAAGACTTGCGATACCTTTCAGACTGTTTGCTTTTAGTGACATGTATCTTAGAAGAGATTGTGAAGAGAGAATGAATATATTAGATACAGATGATTATGAAACTGAAACTAGAAAAAGAGATGAGTACTTTCAAACAAGAACTTTCGGCAAAGTAGTTTATAATGAAAAACTGGATTCTGATTCTAAGTGGCATCTTGGTGAGCTTTCTTTATTAGAAGTTTACAATGAAAAAATGTCTAATAGTGAATTCACTAAATCAATGGAGAACTGGTTTCAACTAGCAGCTTCAGTCGACTCAAGATACAGATATAGTCAAGACTATAAAGAAGTGACTGAGTATGATGAAAATTGGAACAATCCATATATGTTGAGTCTAAGTGGAACTCCTCTTGATGCGACTATTCTTGCAATGAGAGATTATATGATTGATTTCAAAAAAGAGAATAACTTAGACATCACTAGTTTTATTGTCTTATCAGATGGTGCTAGTCATAGAACATTTACAGGAAGAAATCCTTATATTCTAGATAGAAAATTAAACAAGACTTTCAAACTAGAAAATAAATATGGAAGAACTACTCACGGATTATTAGAATGGTTAAAAGAAACAGCTGACTGTAGAACTATCGGGTTCTTCATTTCAAGTTGTACAGGTAGTCAAATTGCTTGGGAAGCAGAAACATTCTGTGCTCCTAAGATAGATGCTTATGGTTCAGAGATGGATACTAAGAGAAAAGAATTCAATAAGTTGTCAACAGCGTTTACAGACGGTTGTTATGACTTAGCAATATTGATCAATCAAAAGAAAATATCAATAGATACTAATCTTGATGAGATTGATGTTGAAGTCGGTGCTAATAAAGGAGCTTTGAAAAGAGCTCTTGTAAAAGCAGGGAATAACAAAATGCAACAAAGGGTTATCTTGAATCAGTTTGTGGGACAAATGGCAGTATGAATTTTACTATCATTTCTCAAAACTTGAAACCGCAGGTACACTTTTGTTATACTATGTACATAGAGTTGATAATAAAGAGGTAAATAAATTATGACGAAAATAAATATAACAGCACAACACGAGAAGTTCATTGACGGAGCGGCATTAGTCTATCCAGGTCAGAGTGAGTTTTCGAAATCACAAATTAAAAAGGTTTGTTCGGAGACAGGATGTCCGAATCCTTCATGGTTACAGAAACCAGCTTTCAGAGTAGGTCACGGAACTTACTCAATGGAAATGGCTGGAGTATCAGTTGCTTCGAACATTACAACAATTCCGGTTACTACAGGTTCTATATCAGCACCGACATTAGTTCAATCAGATGTTGTGGTCATTCCTGAAATGATTAAAGAGTTTGTCCCTTTCGGACATTATACAGACCTTAAGAACATTATAAGTTCTGGATTATTTTTCCCGGTCTTTATAACAGGTCTTTCAGGAAACGGTAAAACAATGATGTGTGAACAAATTTGTGCGAAACTTAAAAGAGAATGTTACAGAGTTAATGTTACAATCGAAACTGATGAAGACGATTTGATCGGTTCAAATACACTAGTTGACGGTAACATAGTTTTCAGAGAAGGACCAGTACTTAAAGCAATGAGAAAAGGTGCAGTTCTTTTGATTGACGAAATTGATTTAGCGTCTAACAAAATTATGTGTTTACAATCGATCCTTGAAGGATCAGGTTACTTGAACAAAAAGACTGGTGAGTTTATCAAACCGGCTGAAGGATTTACAGTTATCGCAACAGCGAATACGAAAGGTAAAGGTTCAGACGATGGAAGATTTATCGGAACTAATGTTCTGAATGAAGCTTTCTTGGAAAGATTCTCAATCACAATGGAACAAGAATATCCTAGTAATGCAATTGAGAAAAAAATTCTTGTCAAAGAATTTGAGAAACTCGGTATTACCGATGGTCTGGAGTTTGCAACTAACTTGGTTACTTGGGCTGATGTTATCAGAAAGAGTTTCTATGAAGGTGCAATTGACGAACTGATTTCTACAAGAAGACTAGTTCACATTACTCAAGCTTTCAAAATGTTTGAAGACAGAATGAAGTCAATTGAAATGTGTGTCGCAAGATTCGATTCAGAAACTAAAGCAACGTTCTTAGACCTTTACACTAAAGTTGATGCAGACGCTCAACCTGGTGAAGTTATTGACGATATTGACTTATCTAAAAGTGGAATTGAGTCTGACGATTTCTACACACCGAATAATGAAGAAACAAATTTTTAAAAGTTATACCTCGATTCTCCGTTCTGAAAAGGGCGGAGGATTTTTACTATCATTTTTGGAGACATAAATACTAGTATGAGATATATCAGTAAATTAGTTAACAGATTCTTGGAGTGGTCTTTTCAAAGAACTGCTGATAAGATATCTAGGAGAAATAGAAAATACCATGAGTGAATTTGATCACATAGTACAAAAACAACGAGACATGATGAAGGCTGAAGAGTGGGCATTGAAAGTTAAATCCTTACATGCACATAGTCTAACATCAATGTGGTATGATACACGAAATCATGATGGGTCTGTAATGGATACAGAATATAATGATGGTGTTGTCGAAAGAGAAATAAGAAAGACAGGTGAAATCGTTTACTTCGGTACAAGATTACACGGTGATGATTTACTTAACGACTACTATAGAAACGGACAATGAGAGAGACAGACATGGATTATTTAACATACTTAAATGCTACAGTACCCTATACAGGTGGTGCTAATGTACAAGGAGTAATAGTCATGGCATTATTTACTTTACTTACAATGTTCGCTATAGCACAAGAAATTAATAATAGGAGAAAATAATGAGTTTATTTCATCTACCAATGGTAATAGCAGAGTTTGCATTTAATGCAATATTTTGGGGTACATTATTGTACTTAGGAATGGCTTGGGTAATAGAGGTAGCAATACCTGTTACTAAAGAAAAGTTCAACGAAAAGTTTAAAAATAGGGGGTCTTAGAACCTCGGGTAGCGTGGAGAGATAACTATACAAAGAGCACAATTTACCTCTACTCTTGTAGTATGACAATACTCTCCATCGCGCCAGATTAATTTATAACAATGAAAAAAATAGAATTCACACAAAACCTCGGTCCTGGAAAATGTTCCAAGTGTGGAATTTTCATTGAAGAGAATGTTAAGATGTTTGTGGCAACGAACTTAACAGGAAGACCGAGTTTAACAAAGGAACAACTAGTAATGGTTGAACCTGAGTTTTGTGAAACATGTCACGCCAAGCTGGTTTAGCTCAGTTGGTAGAGCAACTGATTTGTAATCAGTAGGTCGACAGTTCGAACCCGTCAATCAGCACCATTTTTAAGGATATAATATGAGTAAGATAAAACCATTACACGACAAAGTAATAATCAAAAGAGAAGACAAAGAACAAACAACTGAAAGTGGTATTATACTTTCAGGTGAGATACAAGTTAAACCATTACAGGGATTAGTTGTAGCAGCAGGACCAGATGCTTTAGATGTTAAATATGGTGACTATGTTATGTTCGCACAAGGTGGTGATGAAGTCATCTTAGAAGGTGAGACTTACCTTATGATAAGTGAGAGTTTAATTCTAGGTGTTTTAGAAAAAGCAAAATAGAATTGACACCAGTGGTACACTTTTAGTATACTACTAACAATGAGAAAATATATTATGAAAACAAACAATCCTTTAAAGGAATTTTTACTTGAACAAAATGAAATGTTAAATGGTATTCAAAAGAAATACTTATTTGATAATGGATATGGAGCTTCAGTAATTAGACATGACGGTTCGTATGGAGTAAAAGAAGGTCTATGGGAACTAGCAGTTCTTGGACTTGACGGTGAGTTAGATTACTCAACTAAAATTACATCTGATGTACTTCCAAGATTATCTTGGAGACAGGTTCATTCAACATTAAGACAGATACAAACACTATGAACATCTTTTATCTATCAGACAATCCACAAGAAGCAGCTCTAATGCACAACGATAAACATTGTGTCAAGATGATATTGGAGTCAGCTCAAATGTTAGGAACAGCTCATAGAGTTTTAGATGGTGATGAAAAGTGTAATAACTTGTTCATGTATAAAGAAGCTCATAAGAATCATCCAAGTACAAAATGGGTCAGAGAGAATGTATATAACTATACATGGTTATTTGATTTGTTTGAAGCGTTGTGTGATGAATACACATATAGATATGACAAAGCTCATGCAACCGATTTACAATTAAGAGAAGTGTTAAGAGAAATGCCTCTTCACATTCCTATGATGAATACACGATTTACAGAACCGCCTCAATGTATGCCAGACGAATATAAATGTCTGGATACAGTTGAAGCATATAGAAAATATTACTTAGGTGAGAAAAGTCACTTTAGTAGTTGGAAGAAAAGACCAACACCAACATGGTACCAAAATGGAATTTAAACCACATCATTATAGACCTTTAATAGATTGTCTAACAATTAGAGAATCAGAGATTGAAGGATTGGGACTACATGCACTTGTAGACATACAAGCAGGAGTTTATCTTGGAGAGACACACATATTTGAACAATCAAGACATGAATGGATAAGAACACCTTTAGGTGGATTCATTAATCATTCTGATGAACCTAATTGTTTTCTTAATATCAATAACAGTCATCATCAAGGTGAACAAAAAGAGTTATACGCTGTAAGACCTATAATGTCTGGTGAAGAACTTACCTTGTTTTATACGACAAGTCATTACAATGACGCAAAATAATACACCAACAAATAGTAAAAGATGGCAAGACTCGTCTGATGGTTGGGTTAAAACTATGACCGAATCAAAAGAGAAGAAGGAGTCCACACGGATTCTAACTTGTGATCACGGTGATTTTGATTGGTGTGAAGTTTGTAAGTATGACGAGAACGGAGCTGCTTATGACATCTAAACAATGGCATGGTGGTAAAGGTAGTAAAGTCAGAAACTCGGATCAAGATACATACGCAGATAACTGGGAAAAAATATTCGGTAAGAAAAAACCTGAAACAAAAGTTAGAAAGACTACACCCAAACATGCACAAACAAAAATACAAAAAGATAAGACTAAGTACGATAGGAAAGTACTTGACAATACAGATAACTCTGATATAATAGATACATGAGTTTGAAAAAAGAAATAGATTACAAGTTTAGTGAAGGTCAGTTGAGTCAGGAGTTGAAAGACTATATTGATTCTACTTACAACCAACACTATGCTAAAACTAAATTTCAGGCGACTGAATTTATCGTTGACGGAGGACACGGAGAAGGATTCTGTATAGGAAACATTCTCAAGTATGCTCAAAGATACGGTAAGAAAGATGGCTATAATCGTAAAGACCTTATGAAGGTATTACATTATGGTATAATAGCACTACATGTGCATGATTTAAATAATGGAGAAAGTGAATCAAATGAAACTAAGTGACAACACACTAAACCTGTTGAATAATTTTTCAACAATCAATTCCGGTATAACAGTTAAGGCTGGGAATGAAATAACAACTGTATCTGCAATGAAGAATATCTTTGCAAAAGCAGTAGTAGACGAAACATTCGAAACTGAACATTCAATCTATGACTTATCAGAGTACTTAGGAGCTGTATCATTATTTGATGCACCAGACTTTGCATTCAATGGTGAATCAGTTGATGTGACAGAGGGAGATAATACAGTTAAGTATTTCTATGCAGACCCTCAAATGGTTATATCACCACAAAAAGATATTACAATGCCAGAAGCAGAAGTCAGTTTTGACTTAGATAAAGATGTACTAGGAAGTTTATTGAAAGCTTCATCAGTATTGTCTTTACCAGACATGGTATTGTCAAGTGACGGAATAACAGTTCAGTTAACTGTAAAAGATAAAAAGAATGCTACTTCAAATGTATACAGTAGAACAGTTGCTCAAGGTAACGGTTCAACATACGAAATGTTTTTAAGAATGGATAATATCAAAATTCTTAGTGGAGACTATACAGTATTTGTATCATCAAAAGGAATAGCTCACTTTACTAACAGGAACTTAGCAGTAGAATACTTTATTGCATTGGAACCTGATTCATCTTACAATGAAGCTTAGTAATGAAAGAAGATTTTTTATGGGTTGAAAAATACCGTCCTCGAACTATATCAGATTGTATTCTACCAGTAGAAACAAAAAAGATATTTCAAGATTTCGTAGATAACAAAGAGATTCCGAATCTACTATTATGTGGTACTGCAGGTGTAGGTAAAACTACAGTTGCAAAAGCACTATGTAATGAACTAGATGCAGACTTCGTGATGATTAATGGTTCTGAAGAAAGAAACATTGATACTCTAAGAGTCAAGATTAAATCTTTTGCTTCTACTGTTTCATTGAGTGGTGGACCGAAGATAGTTATTCTAGATGAAGCAGATTATCTTAATCCACAATCAACACAACCAGCACTAAGAGGATTCATAGAAGAGTTCTCTAGAAACTGTAGATTCATATTTACTTGTAATTACAAGAACAGAATAATATCACCATTACATTCAAGATGTAGTGTTGTTGACTTCACAATAGAATCACAACAGAAACCACAGATGGCTAGTGGTATCTTTCAGAGAATAAATACAATTCTAAAAACAGAAAATGTTGAATACAACGAACAAGTTGTAGCAGAGTTGATCAATAAGTTCTTTCCAGACTTTCGTAGAATCTTAAATGAACTACAAAAGTATTCAACATCAGGTAAGATTGACAGTGGTGTCTTGGCGAATCTTGATGATGAAAATCTTAATGAAGTTATCGGGTTCATTAGAGACAAAGAGTTCTCAAAAATGAGAAAGTGGGTTGCTATGAATATACATAATGATCCTCAAGCAATATACAGAAAAATATACGATAGTCTGTTTACACGAATGGAAAACTCAAGTATACCACAAGCAATTATTATATTGAGTGACTATACTTACAAGAGTGCATTTGTTGCAGATCAAGAAGTCAACATGGTAGCATGTATGACAGAATTAATGATGGAGTGTAAACTAAATTGAAATATCAAGTAGTAAAAACATACGGTAATAGTACAGGACATTCTTGTGCTTTTAGACAGTACAAAGCAACAAGTCATTGTAGACTTATTCATGGTTATGCTTTAGGGTTTGAAATAACATTCGAATCAGAAACATTAGATGAAAGAAATTGGGTTATAGATTTTGGTGACTTAGGTGTGTTAAAAGGATTTCTTAAAGATACCTTTGATCATACAACAGTTGTATCAATAGATGATCCAGAGATTGAATCGTTCAGAGAATTAGAAAGTAAAGGTCTTATAAGACTGATTGAAATGCCTCATGTAGGTTGTGAAGCTTTCTCAAGAGAAGTCTATGACTTTTGTGTAGACATGTTTCAAGATGACAGAGTCAGAGTTAAATCTGTTAAAGTATTTGAACATGGAAGTAACGCAGCAGTATACGGAGATATGTAGAAGTGATTGTCAAACTAATTTATGGAACTGAAACAGGATTTACTCATCAAATAGGTGAGGATATAATCAGACATTTAAATCCAGAGATTCATCACTTGATTAAAGTTGATGAAACAGAAGAAACAGATTGGAAAGCAGACTTATTAATATTGGGTGCTCCAACATGGTTTGACGGTGAAATGAGTGATGATTGGAATGACTTCTATAATTCATTTAAAGAGATTGACTTTACAGGACAAACAGTTGCTATCTATGGTCTTGGTGATCAAGTCGGTTACGGTAAAAACTTCGTTGACGGTTTAGGGTTATTAGCAAGACCTGTATTAGAAGCTGGTGGAAGAGTTATCGGATATACAAGTACAGATGGATTCAACTTCGAAGAATCAAATGGTTTAGTTAATGACAATACATTTTATGGTATGGCGATAGACGAAGACAACGAACCAACTAAATCTCCATGGAGAATAATGGATTGGGTAAAACAACTTAAAGAAGAATTATGATTGAAAAAGAATACGCATACTCAGAAATCTTTGATTCAATTCAAGGTGAAGGACACTATACAGGTAGACCAACTGCTTGGTTACGTTTCTTTCTATGTAACTTACAATGTAATGGATTCGGACAAGATGATCCGACTAAACCAGAGACATATAAACTACCATACAAGGACTTTGATTTAATTGAAGTGAACAGAATGGAAGACCTACCGGTATGGGAATACGGTTGTGACAGTTCTTACTCATGGTCTAAGAAGTTTAAACACTTACAACACATAGGTACTTCAGAAATGATTGCTGATAAGGTCAGAGAATCATTTACAAATCAATACAATGACGGTAAATGGTTAGAGAGACACATGTGTTTTACAGGTGGTGAACCAATGATGAAACATGCTCAACAATGTACAGTTGAAATCATGGAACGATATATTAATGAGAGAGACTTTCCAAAGTTTGTTACTTATGAGACTAATGGTACACAATTACTTAGAAACGAAACTCTTAACTTCTATCAAGATTATCGTGACAGATGGGGTGGAGAATGTTTCATTTCATGTAGTCCGAAATTATGGAATGTAGCTGGTGAAACAAACAAAAGAGCAATCAGACCAGAGATTGTTAAAGACTATGCAATGATGACAGATTCAGGACAACTAAAGTTTGTTGTGAACGGTACAGATGCATGTTGGAAAGAATTAGAGGAAGCTATAGAAGCTTTCAGAGACCATGGAGTACATTGGCCAATATGGATTATGCCTGTTGGAGCAACTGTAGAAGGTCAAAAATTATTAGACGGTGATGTAGCAAGAGAAGCTTATCTTCGTGGATACAATGTAAGTGCGAGAGTTCATACTTACTTGTGGGGAAATTTAATAGGAGTATAGAATGGATAAAGTATTAGTAGTATTAAGTGGTGGATTAGATTCGTCAGTAGTGACAATGATGTTGTGTGATCAATATGGGTCAGAGAATGTACATGCAGTAACTTTTGATTATAATCAAAAACAGAAATTAGAGATTGAGAAAGCATCTTCATTATGTAAAGAGTTGAAAGTAGAACATACAGTTCTTGACTTATCAGTTCTTGGTGAGATAGCTCGACCAATGTCAGCAAACATATCAGATACAGATATAGAGATGCCTAACATCAAAGAGGTCTTAGGTGATCCTCAACCAGTTACTTATGTACCTTTCAGAAACATGATTTTACTATCATTGTCATTGTCTCATGCTGAAGTACAAGGTTGTAATAAAGTATATACAGGTTTACAAGTTCATGATGAATACGGATATTGGGATACGACACAAAAGTTTGTAGACTCAATGAATGTAGTTGCAGGACAAAATAGACAACATGCAGTAGAAATACTAGCACCATTTAGTCAGATGTCAAAAGCAGATGAAATTGATGTTGCTATTAAACTAGGTAAGTTTGATTTACTTAAACATACATTGACATGTTATAATCCTCAAGGTGTAGTATCTTGTGGTAAGTGTCCATCATGTGCAGAGAGGATAATGAACTTTATGAAAGTTGGTAGAAAGGATCCTATTCCATATGATATTGATATAGACTGGAGAGTATAATATGTGTGCAATATTTGGAAGTAAAGACAAAGAAAAGTTCTTAGAATTAGCAGAACTAAATCAATACAGAGGTAAAGCATCTCATTCAGTATCAATGTTTACAACAAGTAACTTTGAGAACTATGATAATTTATCACTTACAAAACATGTAATGACATCTAAGAAACACGGATTATTCAATTCACAGATTGTAGATGAATTTACAGAAGACGATAAGTCTCATTGGACAACATATTATCTCGGTCATGTACAAGCACCAACTACAGATAATAAATCAGACATTCATCCGTCTGAAATTGTAGGTGACTTACTATGGCACAATGGTATCATTAAAGACTACCAAGTAACTGATTGGAAAAGAAAGTATGGATTACTTAATTGGGACACAGGATTACTACATAGACATTTCATCTTAGGTGGTGACCTAAATAACATTGACGGTACATTTAGTTGTGCAAGATACGAATACGGACCTGGAGCATTGACTCTATTCAGAAATGAAATTAGTCCATTATTTTTTGATGACGATTTGAATATCTCGTCAACAGAATTCGATAACTCATTAGAAACTGAATCAGGAGTTCAGTATCTAATGGACATTCGAAGAAGTGAACTCGAACCTATGAAAAGGTTTGAAACAAAAGAGAATCCTTATTATTTCGGTTGACGGAAACTGGATTCTATTATATAATAGATATATACATTGGAGAAATATATTATGAAAACAGATAGAAAACTTGGTAGACAAGTACAAGAATATCTAATTGAGAATGGTGTTGAAACACCTATCGTTGAGAGTAATCTCAACAAAGAAGAAAAGATCGACCTTATCAGAGAGAACATGGAAATTGTTATTGATGTCTTAGGTCTTGATAGAGAAGACGATTCAATATCAGGAACAGCAGACAGAGTAGCTAAGATGTATGTATCAGAACTATGTTCAGGTTTATCTTATAACGAGTTTCCAAAGGTTTCGGTCTTTGATAACAAAATGGGATATGACCAAATGGTCGTCCAGAAAGACATTACTTTCCATTCAATGTGTGAACATCACTTTGTAAACTTTAACGGGTTTGCACAAATAGCTTACATACCAAATGATAAAGTTGTTGGACTTTCTAAACTAAATAGAATTGTAAACTTCTTTGCTCGAAGACCACAAGTACAAGAAAGATTGACTGAACAAATATTCTATGCACTTAAACACATCTTGAATACAGATAACATTGCTGTTCTTATACAAGCAGAACATCTTTGTGTCAAGTCAAGAGGTATCGGTGATCAATCATCAGGAATGACTACATCTAAGTTAGGTGGATTCTTCTTCGATAAATCTTCAGTAAGAAGTGAATTTATGAGTCTAGCAAACAGATGAATTTCGAATATGTAGTGTCAGGATTGACAATGGGAATTGATGATTTATATTATAATGAAACAGTAGCTGCACCATATATTAACCACATGAATCAGAAGATTGTTGACTTAGATGCTAAGCATGACAATCAGAATTTATCATTACTCTATAATGCACATCAAGAAAGAAAACACGGTGTGACTATGACAGATACAATGCCAGATTCTTGGCATAGACTATTTGCTGATTCAGGTGGATTACAAATGGCTCGAACATCAAAAGGAATAACTGATGAACTAAAAGATAAAGTTTATTATCATCAAGCAAAATATTGTGATGTAGCAATGATATTTGATGAGATACCGATTGAGTTTGATTTATCAATGGTCGGTGGTAACAATATGAAAGCAACTCTTAACGGTAGAAGATTTGACAGAAGTGATATTAAAAGATCAGCTCTTGCAACATTAGAGAACTGTAAAAGACAAATAGAAGTCTTTAAAGAGTGTGACTCTAAAGCAAAGATGATGTTAATATCACAAGGTCAAACAGTAGAAACTTATAAAGAATACATTGAGTTGATATGTAACGGTTTGTCAGATGATGAAATCGATATGTTTGTATGTGGAGTAGCACCAAGTTCATTATGTAATGGTAACTCATTCGCACATAGATGTGAAATGATTTACGCAATGAAAGAATATGAAATACCAGATGTCATTAAAAATAATGTACATTTATTAGGTGTAGGTAATCACGAAGCATTGTCTCCGTTTTATCTATCTCCTGATTATTTTAGTTTCATAGAAAATCTTTCTTATGATTCTTCTTCACATGCATCATCTTGGTTTTATTCAAGATACAGAGACAAGAACTTCAAAGCAATTGATGTAGATGTTGTGAACAGGTCTAAGAGAGGTCTATCACAAATTCATCATGAACAATTATTACCAATCATCAACGAATTATTTGATATTGATGGTAAGACATTTAGAGACTTTGGAATCAATAGTCCGATGCAGTTGATCAATGATTCAACAAAATGGTCAGTAGAGAATACTTCTGGTGACAGAAGGTTCTGGAAAGAAACAGATTCAGGAATTGCTGGGAAACATTTAGCTCCATGGTTTTGGGTGACTAATACAGTAGGTAATTTCATGACAGAATTACAAAGGAGAATTGAGAATCCTGTAGATAATACAGGTCTTGGTTCAGTAACAAACTATGACGAGTTCTTAAAGAACTGGTTATCAAGACAGAGAGCACCTGCCAAAGTTCCAGAACATTGGCCAGGAATATTAGACGTATGAAAATAAAAATAGAACTAGAAGTAGACACTAACGAAGACTTAGACGAAAAAGACGCGTTACTAGATTTACTAGAAACAATAAAAATAAAACTAAGTGGTGAATACTATGAAGACTAAGAATGAGAAGATATATTATGAATGGTCTGATTATGTAAAAGATATAAAGGCAACTGATTGGATTAAATGTGATCATGTTATTGGTATCTATCGTGGAAGTCTTGGTATGGCATCACACATATCAAATGTAAGAAATGTACCAATGTCAATCATTGGATTTCAGACTAGAGACGGTGATGACAAAAAACCTTATTGGATTCATAATGTAATGACAGACAAATCGTTTGTGAATGAATCGACAATATTGATTGTTGATGATATATACGATAGTGGACATACAATGAATTCTGTTATTGATTTCGTAAAATCATCAAGTCCGATGGATTCAAGTCGATACGATACACCACCAAATGTATTAGGTTATTGTCTATTCGGTAAAACAAATGCTAAAGATATAGTATACTCAAATCTACATGACGGTTCATGGATTGTATTTCCTTGGGAAGACTAAATGAATCCATTTGATTATGTAAATTCAGTAACGTATACGAAAAAAGATATCATGAATGAACTCAATGAGAAGGACTATGCTCCTTTCATAGTGAATCGTTCTCTATCGTATCATCAAGATTGTGTACTGTACGCAAATGAAATGAACAAACATTTCGACATATCTCATAAACTACAATATCATTATTTACTAAATAGTATTAGAAAGAGAAAAAGGTTTGCCAAATGGTCTAAACCTCAATTAGCTGACGATTTGAGTATCGTTATGGAATACTATGTAGTTTCCCGAGAGAAAGCTGAAGAATATCTAAGGATATTAACAACAAGAGAAATCGGGATTCTAAAATTACGAATGAATAAAGGTGGTGTGAGATGAGTTATGACATAGAAAATATGTTAGAAATTTCATTCAATGAAAATGATGACTTTCTTAAAATAAGAGAAACATTAACAAGAATCGGTGTAGCTTCAAGAAAAGATAGAACTCTCTATCAATCATGTCATATACTACATAAGAGAAGTAAGTACTATCTAGTACACTTTAAAGAACTATTTGCATTAGACGGCAAAGATTCATCAATTTCAGAAAATGATTTAGCAAGAAGAAATGCAATCGCTAGGTTACTAGAAGAGTGGAAATTACTAAAGATTGTTAAACCAGAACAAGCAGCAACTCCCTTGGCTCCAATGAGTCAAATTAAAGTCTTACCTCATAAAGAGAAAGATGAATGGAAGTTAGTAGCTAAGTACAATATCGGAGTGTCAAAGTAAAATCTGATGAAGAGTCTAAAAGAATTTGGCTCATTTCTAAATGAAGCTAAAACTGAAGAGAAATATCGACTTCTATTAATATCTGCCGAACTCGGTGATAAAGCTGTTACAGCTCAACGAATGGAAGACGAAGCTAAGAAGTTAGGTTACGAGTTCTATGTAACAAAAATGTCAGGTACTTACATCCGTAGGTCAGATGAAGGCGTCTGGACAGTTCACAAGGAAGGAGACGACAAAGGATTCGTAGTTGATTCCTCTGATACAGTTTGCTTTGTTCGTGGTACACCTGAACGAGATAGTTGGTTAGACTTAATATCACAATTAGAAAGAGCAGGTATACCTATTGTAAATAGTAGAGAATGTATGGAACTAGCTTCTGATAAATATCGTACTTACTTAAGATTACAAGAATACGGTCTAACACAACCTAAGACAGTTCTACTTCCTAAAGAAGAACAGATGGAACAAGCTGTAAAAGAGTTAGAAACAGATTACCCAATCATAATGAAAACACTTAGAGGTTCTAAAGGAGTCGGTGTATTATTCATAGAGTCTGAAAGAGCTCTAATTTCATTAGTTCAGTTATTATTTAAACAAGATAAGAGTGCTGATTTACTAATTCAAGAATATAAAGAAACAAAATTTGATGTCAGAGTATTAGTTCTCGGTGGTAAGATTATTGCTACGATGCAGAGAGATGTATTAGAAGGTGATTTCAGAAGTAATTATTCACAAGGTGCTAAAGTAAAGACTTATAATCTAACCGATCTAGAGATAGAACAATGTCTAAGAGCAGCGAAAGCAATTAACGGTCAGTTTACAGCTGTAGACTTTATTCCTTCAGATGATACTGAAAAAAATCCTCCGTTCATATTAGAAGTTAATAGTTCACCAGGGACAGAAGGTATCGAAGAAGCTAATGATATGAATATCGTTAAAATTGTATTACAACATTTTAATAAAAAATCTACAAGATATACAGTACCTTCAGAATGTGGTTGGGAAGAGATAGTCGACTTAGGTCATTTCGGAACAGTTACAGCTAAATTTGATACAGGTAACTATAAATATCCTGTAATGCATGCTGAAGACATTAAAGTCACAGGTGGTAAGGTTACATTCAATAATGGACATAAGACAGTCACAACAAAAGTTAAAGGTTCGTATGTATCAGTTACAGGTGGTGGAGAAGATGAAAGACTTCTTATTGAAGATGAATTCTCATTCGCAGGTAAAAACTATGGTATAGTTCAATTCGGACTAGACGATAGAAGTAGAATGGGTACAGATGTTCTTTTAAATAGAAAGATAATGTCAAGATTAAATGTCATTGTTAATCCTCAAAGAAAATATGTAGTTACTACACCATATCAAAAAGAAGTATAATGAAACAAGAAAAGATATTACAAGTAGTCAACCTCGCTCCTAGTGAAGATATAATAGAAAAACTAGTAGAAGTACATCCTATGAAACAAATCTTTTGGGCTAGTATTGTTCAAGTTTGTGTTTTTGGATTTATGTTGATGTCATTCGCTACAATAAATTTATTTTTAGAAATACTGTAAAATACGAGTTTACTGTTATAAATATATATTCATACCTATAAAGGAGATAATATGAAAATGATAGAATGGATTAAGGCTAGATTAGCCGAAAGAACATCATGGGACGGAGCAACTATTGTCGCAGTGTCGATACTAGTATTACTTGGTGCACCTGTAGTAGAACTACTTGCGTGGCCAGCTTTAGTATATGGACTTTGGACACTTTATTCAGAAGAATAAGTAGTGATTATTGAGTTGACTGATGAAGCTATCATAAAGCTTCAAGAAAAAACCTCCAAAGCTAAAAACCCGAATATTAGAATTGGAGTAACCGGTAGTGGTTGTAGTGGTTACGCGTATGTCTTCGATTTTCTACAAGGAGAACCGACAGTTGATGATTTAGAAGTCGATTATGGTACTTTTAAACTATGGACTAACGAAGAATCAGTTCCTTTTTTACAAGGAATGCAATTAGACTATCAATATCATGGTATCAATGAAGGTTTTACATTCATAAACCCTAATGCTTCGGCATATTGTGGTTGTGGAGAGTCTTTTACGATATAAATACACAATTAGACGAGAAAGGACTCAAAGTTGAGTCCTTTTTTTACATAAATACAAGTGTAATACAGGAAACATAAATTATGGATATATTAGGATTGATAGCAGAAGTTGGAGCTCCAATAGCAGGAGCGTTAGTTATGGGATTCTTTATCTTTCTTGTTTTGAAACAAATACTAGACGGAGTTGTTGATGACATCAAAACATTGACTTCTTTTTGTAAAATGTTAGAAGACAGAGCAAGAGTCGGCAGTAATGAGTTAATAAAGATTGATTTGTTAGTAGGAAGTGCGTTGAATTTGACACCTGACATAGATAGAATAGCAAGAGCTGAGAACTTTAGAACAAACGAGAAAGGTATACCTCAGAATGTTAAACTAGATGTGAGGAGAGACTAATGGACGGTACAGACGCATTAGCTCAAGCAATAAGTGATTTCGGATTTCCGATCATCATGTCCTTAGGTATGGGATATTTTATATATTTTATCTGGAAATATATAACCGATAAATTGGAACCAGAGATAGAAACTATGCATTATGCACTGATAAAGTGTATTGATGCTAATCGAATGTTAGACAATGATATGATACGACTACAACAAAAAGTTAAAGTTGTATTAGAGTATCGTGAAAGACAGGAAGTAATAGAGGACGCTAAAGAAAAAGAAGCTTTAGCAGAAGTGAAAAATGTTAAAAAGGGTAAAAAATAAATCGTTAATTGCAATTAGTTGTCTGATGTTTTCTTTAATGTTACAATCAGATGAACTAACACACAACTTTAAAAGTCCGAGTTTCAGTGGTATAGGTATTTCAGCACATTATCTTACTATTGAGAACCAAGAGAAGTCAAGAAAGGATGCTATTCAAGAAAAAATCGAATCAGCATTATTAGCAGCAGAGAGAGAACTCGAAAATTCAGTCATGGCAAAATTCATGAGGAATTTAGAGAGTAGAATCTATGCTCAGCTTAGTAAACAATTAGTAGAAAGTTTATTTAAAACATGTGATTTAATAGCTAATCCAACATGTACTCAATCAAACTTCGGTAGTTTTACATTAGAAGGTAATACTGTATCGTATCTAAGAACAACATGTGATACATCTGCAATGGAAGGATGTACATTAGGTGAAGAAGTTATTATCTTAACAGTAACAGCTACAGACGGAACAACAACGACAATTACAATACCTGTAGGAAATGGTAATTTTGGATAGAAGTATGAGAACATCTCTTCTTATAACATTTGCCTTGTTAATGAGTAGTTGTGCTTCAATAGTACCATTGAATGGTATTAGTGATACTAATTGTGTAAGTATTGTAGAGTGTGCTGAAGAACCGATAACAATAGAACTTCCTACACATGAGAAGTTATTGAATTTACCACCAGCAAAAGAAAAACCTGTTATTGCTGTGTATAAGTTTACAGATCAAACAGGTCAGAGAAAACAAAAAGGTAACGCAGCAATGTTTAGTACAGCTGTGTCACAAGGTACAGCAACAATGTTAATAGATGCATTGAAGACCGCTGGTGATGGAACATGGTTCAGAGTCGTTGAGAGAGTTGGTTTAGATAACTTAACTAGAGAACGTCAGATTGTAAAGAACACTAGAGCAGCATATGAAGATTCAACTAAGTTGGCTCCTATGTTGTTTGCAGGAATTATTTTAGAAGGTGGAATTATTGGTTATGATACTAATATTGAAACCGGAGGAAGAGGAGCGAGATATCTTGGTATAGGAATGCAACAAGCCTATAGAAGAGATATTGTAGTCGTTCACTTAAGAGCAGTCAGTACATTGACTGGTGAGATTATATTAAATGTACAAACATCAAAAACTATATTGTCGGTAGCGACAGGATTTGATGTTTTTAAGTTTGTCGAACTTGATACTCAATTAGTTGAGATAGAAGACGGTATGACAGAAAATGAAAGTGTAACTAGAAGTGTTAGGTCAGCGATTGAAGCTTCTGTTTACGAATTAATTCTTCAAGGAGATGAAAAAGGATTTTGGAATATCAATTGGCCAATTACTGAAAAGGTAATTAAAGATCAGATAACAAAAGTCTTTGATGAAAAAGATGTTGTTCTTGTTGAAGAGACAATAATAGAAGAGGAAAATAAAAATGAAAATAATGAATAAATTATTATTTCTTATATTATGTACACCAACTTTATTATGGGCTGTCGGTGCTAATGATAACGAAATCAAGATAGACCAGGCTGGTGACACATTAACATTAACCATTGACCAGATCGGTTATGGTAATAAGTTATGTGGAACTATAACCTCTGGAGCTTGTAACGCAGCAATGGTATTAACAGGTACTTCACTTAATGTAAATATTGATATGATCGGTAACTTGAATAAGATTTACGGACCTGTAATTCTTGATCAGTCTACTTTGAGTATTAATATGGCAGGTTCTAGTAATTCATGGGATTGGACAGTCGGAGCTTCAGGTTCTGCAGATTCATCTAATTTACTAACAACCATACAAGGAAGTTCTAATACTATGGATTTGAATTGGGGAGCAGCACAGTCTAGTGAAAGATTAGACTTTGACTTAGATGTAACAGGTAGTTCAAATGTATTTACTACTGTAATTGAAGTTGACGATGCTCGATATGATGTTGATGTCACAGGTAGTTCAAATGATGTGAACACTAGTCAGACAGACGGAGCTTACAATAAGATTGATTTAGAATTAATTCAATCTAATGGAAACATTGATATTGTACAGAGTTCAGGTTCTTGTCCGAGTGGAGTTAGTTCATGTTATAGTGAAATAATAGCGGACTTTGATAGTGAAAATGCTACGATTAATATTAAACAAAAAGATACTGGCGATTAATCTTTGTCTATTATCGACTTTAGTATTTGCAGATGATATAGGTGATATAGTTGAACATAGTGGTAACTCTGGAATAGTCCGAGAAGGAAGTAAGGAAGTTATCTCTGGTTCAGTTGATGAAGATATATTCTTCAAAGACTCTATAGAAACAGCAACAGGTAGAATGAAGATAGAGTTCGTTGATGAAACGAAACTATCTCTAACTGAACATACAGAAGTCATAATAGATGAGTATTATTTCGATAAAGACCCTTCAAAGTCTAGAATGGCTATGAAGTTTGTGTCTGGTACTGCAAGATTTACTACAGGTAAATTAGGATTAGTACCTAAAGAAAATATTATCATAACGACTCCAACAGCAACGATTGGTGTTCGAGGGACAGATTTTACGACTAGTGTTGACGAACTCGGAAGGAGTTTAGTTATTCTTCTTCCAGACGCAGATTGCGGATTTATGGAAATCTGTACTCCGTCAGGTGAGATAACAGTTACCAATGAAGCAGGTACAGTTATTTTAAACGAAGCTTTTCAGGCTACTATGGTGAGTAGTATATCTACACCACCTGTTCAACCTGTTAAGTTAGAAAACATAATGAATTTAGATATGATTGATAATATGTTTATCGTGTCACCACCGGAGAAGATAAAGAATGCACAAGCTGAAGAGTCAACTGGAACTAGTAGTTCTGATAGCGGTATTCTCGATTTCAATGATCTTGATATAGATTATCTTAAAGAAGACTGGGATGATGGAGAAGAAAGTTTAGAGTTTACAGAACTCGATATGGACTTACTAGATGTCGATTTTCTTCAAGATGTATTAGTTACAATTGAAGAAGTTAATATATTAAAAAGAAGTACAAGATCAAATAATTCTGCAGAAGGTGGAATAATTGAAGGTACTTCATTGGGATTCGATAAAGAATCACAATACAACACAATCATTGATTCATCAATGGGACAAATATGGTTCTATAGAGATGTCAATGGTCTTATAGATATTAGAGTCCCTGTTGAACAGGGAACACGAATAGAGAGTGAAAATGAAGGTAAAACAAATCTTATTTTGGTTAATGACGGTGAGTCCGTTGTTATTATCATTAAACAGTCTGGCGGATAATAAAAACTCCGTTATAGTTGGTCAGGTGTCTGGTGCATCAACGGATAACTTGAATCTAAGTATTGAACAGATTGGTTACAACAATAAAGTTAATCTTAAATTAGCTCACAACAACAACGCATTACTATTCAAACAAACTGGTAACAATAACGAAATTAGTTGGGTACCTCAATGGGGTCAACAAAGTAGTGGTGATTTAGACGGTGCTAGTAACTCATTACATTTCGAACAAATGTGTACACGAGGAGTCGGTAACTGTAATAAGTCAGACATTCAGATGCATATCTATGGTGATTCTAATAGTGTTCGTTGGGGTCAAGGTCTGTTTTTAACAGGTGCAACGGATACAACATTCGCTAATGATGGTGATGAAGGTGGTGGTCATACTCTAAACTTAGATATCCATGGTAGTAATAATTCATTATCGGGGTATCAACGAAATGGTAATGCTAATCTATATTCATCACATACTGCTACCGTATATTTTTACGTAAAAATATACGGTAGCAGTATGTGATG